ATGATATTTACTCTGATATGCAGGCTGACCAGGCAATTATGCTTGAGCAGTCCGGTATTTATGAATAAATTCGATTTTTGCGTATTTTCCTAGGTTTCGCAGCTCTCAATTAATTTAGCTGATAAATTTATCGGCAAATTAATTTGAGGGCTTTATATCGCAAAATAAAATATTAAATAAAATGATAATTGTAACTCAAGCTCAACTTAGGAATAAAGACACTGAAGCTATAATACTTCTACGTAATGAAATTAACGCTAAGTTTAATACTAATGCTATTGATTATTTTACTATAAGTGCTGTAGCTGAAATTCTATATAATAAATTTAAACATAAGAACCATGATATAATATATCATACAGTTGTTTCTTATGACGGTATTAATAAACCATTTAAAATAAGAATTAATTATGTCATTGAATAGAAGTAACAGTGAAAGAGATAAAGCATTTGATATTAATACTAAGATTGAGTATATGAACAAATTATATGAAGTAAGAGAAAGTAACTCTTGTTGTGATTGTTCTCTTGCTACTATTTGTTCTAGTAGTAATATATATACTGGTGATAGAAATGATTATGCTTTATCTAGAGATAAAAGAATTAATATATTTGGTGAATGTTCAAGTCTTAGAAGACTTGACAAAAAGTCTGTAGTATTTGTAGAAATTCCTAAATATGATTCTAAAGATAATTCTAAATATGAATATTATAAGATTTCACCTTTATGGGTATATAATAATCCTACTCAATTAAGACCTATAGAACTTGTTTTACCTAATGGTCATGAAATTGACGTAGAATCTAGTGATTTATCTAAAGGTATTATTCGTTTTAAACGTAAATGGTTAAGTCTTGAACAGATGTATAATATAGCTAAAGCAACTAATTATCATACTTGTCTTAGCGAAATTAAAGATTCTACAGGTGATAAAACATGTACAGTTAGAAAGAAATTAATTGCTTTATCTAATCTTATGGATATTGCTAGATACTTTAATGGTGATTGGGAATATGATGTTACTAAAGAAGTTGTAGGTTATTCTATTGCTTATTATAAATTTGTAGAAAAACCACATTATTCAGTTTGTAAACTTGATACTTCTGTTTATACATATTATGGTAGTCCAGTATTTAAAAATGAAGCTGATGCACAGTATGTAATAGATAATCCTAATTTTAGAGACATTTTAGATAATATATTTAAAGTATGAGTTTGTATAAATATAATATAACTGTTAAAGTTGATGATGAAGATGATAAGTATAATGAAATGACTATAAGACTTGGTATTAAAATTGCTATTCAACGTCATTTACGTTATGCTAGTCTTCATCATAATAGTAATGTTAACATAGAAAGAGATTTTAAAGTATAAAATTATGGGTGACGAAGATTTATATGTAGGTAATGTTAGAACCTATTATAATACTCAAAGTATTATACTTAGTTCTAATGAACGACCTAGTTTAAAAGCTTGTAGTAGTAGTTTTCCTGATGGTAATAGTTGTCTTTATCAGTTTGATACAAGACATTGTTGTGTGCCTGATTTTGGAGAAGTTGTACAATGTAATGCTTATGTTGATAAAAAAGACTTTTATAAACATTCTTCAAGACGTATAGGTTATATTATTCCTTATAACTTTCCTCTTAATACTCGTAGAGGTTTTAGAACTATATATTATCTTATGAAATTAAGTCAACATGATATGACTACTGTAATTAAAGATATAATTGCTGTTAGACATGCTGGTATTAATTTCATACTTAATATATGTGATAAGTTAGAAAAGGAAAATAATCGTATGCTAACTTCTCTACGGGGAGGCTAGAGTAATTAAGTTCTGCTAAGTGTAGTAATACGACTTATGGTGCGAAACCAAGCAGAACTTCTAATGTTAATAATTAAAATATAATAATTATGGAAATGAAAGATATTAAACAAGAAACTGTTTCTTATTTTCTTAAAGAAGCAGAGACTGCTCGTAAAGACTATAATAATAGAATTAAGAATTTAACAAATAAATTCTTTAAAGATAACAATATCTCTCTCAAAGTAGGAGATAAAGTTATGCTTGTTAATGGTAAAGTAGGAACTATTGTAAGTCTCCATACTGAATCATATAAACATATTCGTTATTATAAATATATTCCTATGATAAAAGTTGAGCTTGATGAAACTAAAGACTTAGAATATATTGCAGCTCTTAGTAATATAAAGAAAATATAATCATCTTATTGATGAAGTAATAATATTATTAATTAAACTTTTTGTAAAATGGCAAAGAAACATGATGAAAAAAAGGATTTAAAGTGTGTATCACGTATTGCAAAGATTGATGGTAATCATATTATCATTCCAATTAATACAGTTATTAGTATTCGTACTTGGGGAAGAATTGATTTTCTTGTCCATTATTGTGGATATGTGGTTAATCGTAGTAGAAATACTATTAAGCCTTCTAATCTTAATTTTGAAGATGATACTGTAAGTGCTAGAGAAGCTAAGAAGATTAAGAAAGAACATAAACTAACAAATAAGAAAAAATGAATGTAGATTATTCTAAGCTTAAATTTGTATTTAAGCCTAAAGCTTCTACTAAACGTAGAGCACCAACTGTACTTCCTAATAAGAAGTTAACTAAACTAGTTCCTGGTCAAGTTATTCAAGATGAACAAGGTAATTTTACTGTTCGTATTAAGTACTTTGATTATATTAATAGACTTACCAAAGATACTAATATAAGTGATGTAGGTAAAGGTGAAGTAACTCTTCCTTTTACTGAAGATTCTTATGATTTAACTAAATGTGAACGTATATTCACTAGAGTTGGTCAAAGGAATAGACAATACATTAGTTTACTTCTTAGTGAAAGTGATAGAATATTCAAGAAAGCAGACCCTAATCGTTATGTACCTTTTTGTCATAACTGGATTTGTTCTTGTTGGATTGTTAGAATTGATGGTAAACTTTATGCTAAATTCAATAGAATTTTAACTCTAGTTGGTCATGATTATAATGTTAAACATTTAATAGATGATGAGGAGGATATATAATGAGTAATGTTGATGAATTTACTATAAATACTCCTAATAAAAATAGAGCTAAAAAGTTTACTTTTACTGATGACCAAACAAAAGCTTATAATGGACTTATTAAGTTTATTAATGAACCTTATAATCCTAAAGATTTTAAGCGTGCTTTAATTGGTCCTGGTGGTACTGGTAAAACTTTTCTTCTTAAAGCTTTACTTCAAGATTGTAACATACCATTCTCTGAAATAGGATTAAGTGCTCCAAGCCATAAAGCTTGTAGAGTTCTTAAAAATAGTATTAGAGGTACTCATTGTAATGTTAATACTATTCAATCTGATTTTGGTTTTAAACCTAATTATGATATTGAAAAGTTTGATATTAACAATGTTACTTTTGCTTCTTATGGTCGTATAAAGATTGAAGATTATCGTCTATATATAGTAGATGAAAGTTCTATGCTTAATCGTAGTCTTGTTACTTATATTGATAAGATGATGAAGAAGTATAATATTAAACTTATACTATGTGGTGATGATGCCCAAATCCCGCCCGTAAATGAGAAAGATAGTTACGCTTTTAAAGGTGTTACATCTTTCAGACTTACACAGATTGTACGACAAGATGAAGATAATCCTATAAGAGCTCTTACTGAACTTCTTCGTGGTGATGTTTATAATGGAACTTTTAACTTCTTAAATTACATATCTCGTAATCGTAGTAAATTTGATAATACTATGACTAAAGGATTTGTAGTTTGTAATTCTGCTCAATTTCAGCAAGAAGTTGTGAAACAATTTAGTGACGAATCAATTACTCGTAATACTGATTATGTCAAAGTTATATCTTATACTAATAAAGCTGTTTCTAATTGGAATAAATTTATTAGAGAAAGTATAATTAAAGACAGTGAAAAATCTGTTATTACTAAGAATGATTTGATTACTTCTTATGTCACTATTGTAGACCAATTTAATGATGCAATTATTCAGAATAGTGAAGATTATATTGTAAAAGAGATAGCTAACTATACTCATCCACAATATGAGCTTAAAGGTTTCATGGTTAAATTTCAAGCTGTATTTGGTGGTCAAGTTACTTCTCCATTATTTATTATAGACCATAGAGATAAGTATACTATGGCTATGTATTGTAAGATTGCTGATGATTTAATTCAGCAAGCTAAAAATGCTCGTAGAGATATTCGTGCTACTAAGTGGAAAGCTTATTATAAGTTTAAAGAATCTTGTCTTCTTCTTGTTAATATTGGTAGACCTGATGGTTCTATTCTTTATTATAGAGATTTAGATTATGGTTTTGCTATTAGTAGTCATAAGTCTCAAGGCTCAACTTACAATGTAAGCATGGTAGATGTTATGGATATTGTTTATGATAAGTATGGTAGACCTTATACTAATGCTAGTGATATTAATAAGAGGCTTTATGTTGCTGTTAGTAGAGCTAAAGAAAAAGTGTATTTGAGATATGGATATTGATAATAATAGCTTTGTTAGACTAGTTCGAGTTCTTAAACAAAAAGAACAAGATGTAGCTAGAATTAAAGATACTATATCAAATGGTATTCTTGATGAAAATGATTTGAACCTTGGTGATACTGTAAAGTTAACCAAAAAAGATAATAGTCGTACTGTTATCGGTACTCTCTTAGATGCTACTATTGTTATTATTGATGATAATTATCATAAAGGTGTTGTTATTCGTCCTGATTATGTTTACGAAAGTGTTGAGTTTTCACTGGCAGAATGGAACATCGAAGTGATACCAAATTCATCAGATGACAATTTTGTTGAGTTTTAAACGATTTAAATAGTTTAGTCGATTAATTAATCACGAAAATTATTTGATGCGCTAAAATCGAAAATTAAAATATTAAATAAAATGTGTAATACAAGTAATAGTCCTTCTCTTAAAGAACGTGTACAATGTTACGTTAGAAAAAGATATGAAATAGAAGCTGAATATAAGAGTAAAATTAAAGCTCTTAACGAAGAAGCTTCTGCTGATATTCTTGCTAATTGTCCAATTAAAATTGGTGATGTTTATGTAACTGAATCTAATACTGCTCGGGGTCTTAAACGTCAGTATTATAAAATTGCTAAAGTTTACGCTACTGTTGATGGTAGAGTTAGTGTTTATGGTTCTAAACGTAAACTGGATAAAACTTGGAGTAAACGTGATAATATGTACATGTTTAGTGCTTCTATTTACGACAATTATAATGTTAATAATTATGATAAAGTAGAAGATTATGCTGAACCTAGTAAAGATTAATTAATTATGAAAAGAAGTTATAAAATTAAAGCTCGTAAGTGTATTGAAAATGGTTGTAACTTTCCTAGTCTTATGACTATTAGTAAATAACCTGGAGGTACTTGTCTTCCATATACTTTCTTATCACCTTATGGCTTCCAACGTATGTGATGATTGTGCTTTAGGTATGTTTAATACTAAGTGCAAATGTCTTAGTGGTGTTGGTAATCCAATGTCTGGTATGATTATTGTTGTACCAAATGTTGATTATAATGCTTATAAGAATAGAGGAATGACTTTTAGTAAGTATGTAGAAATAGTAAAGGAAACTATCACATCTCTTACGGGGGGTCTAGAACAACTAGACCCTTATATTGTTCCTCTTATTCGTTGTAAGCTTGATGAACATTGTCCTGTAAATCAATATATAGCTAATAGATGTATGCTTTATACATTTGCTGATATTAGAATTAATAATATCAAGAAGATAATGCTTCTTGGTAATGCTGCTACTAATTTTGGTTTTGATATTATTAAAGGTAAAGATAAACTATATTATATAGCTCCTTATGTTTACAGTACAAATTACTCTCCTTTTATTAAGTTTATAGATGATAATAAATACGATGAATTTCGTAATCGTCTAGTTAAATGGCTTACTGCTAGTAAAGATAATAATTATAATGGAATGAAAATAATTAAATTGATAAATGATTCATAGTTTAGCTGTAGACTTAGAAGTATTTGAGAATATGATTTCATTTACTTTTGTAGATGTTAGAGATTATCTTGATAAATTTGCAGATTGTAAAGGTGCTTTAACTGATACTTTAACAGTTGAAGAAATTAAATCTAGACTTGATAGTATAAAGAGTTGGATATTTTATATTACTGATACAGATGATTCACAGATGTTAGAGTTGATAGACTTCTTTGAGAAGATGCGTCCTATAACTAAAGATGATGGTACTGTAGACAGATATGATTTATTTGGCTATAACAATCAAGCTTATGATGATATGATGACTAGAGCTTTCCTTATGTATTGGAATCGTTTTGATACTAGTAAACAACTTTGTTCATTTCTTAAAGAAGTGAATAATAAACTAATATCTCTACAAGATGATAAAGATGCTTTATGGAATGACCCTTTACTTAATGTTATTCGTAAGTATAGATTACCTTATGTAACTGTTGATTTGTTTAAAGTTTATGCTCTTAATTCTGCTGGAGTAAATGTAGATAAAGATACTGGTGAACGTAAGAAGTATGGTAAAAGTTTAAAGCAAGTTAGTATTAATCTTAAATGGTATAATCTTCTTGATTTTAAGTTACCTCCAATAGATGATGAAGAAGGTGATGTATATAGGAAAAAAGATGAATATAAAGGTATGACAAACGAACAATTAAATCATTTGTTTGTTGCTGACTTTGATAGGTATCTTATGTCTAAATATATAAAGCCTATGCTTCATTATAATAAGAATGATGTATTTCTTGTTTGTGAGATAGCTAGACAAAAGCCTGATGAGATTAAACTTAGATATAGTCTAGGTCATGCTTTTAAACTTAATCTTCTATGTAGTGCTAGAAGTAACATTGCTGATAAACTTCTTAATAAGTTCTATTCTGAACGTAGTGGACTTAAAGAAGATGCTTTTAAAAATCTTCGTACTCAACGAACTGCTTTATCGTTTAAACGTATTATATTTCCTCATATTAAGTTTAAAACTAAACAACTTCAAGATTTACTTGAAGAAATGAAGAAAGTTGTAATATATAGAACTAATAAAGATAGTTTTGTACGTGAAATAGAATTTTATGGTACAACATATACTCTAGCTACTGGAGGTATTCATACTCAAGATAAGCCTGTAATACTTAAAAGTACTGATAAATATGTTTATGTTCATCACGATTGATGTAAGTCGTGATTAAACAAGGTGAATTGACGGGGAACTCCTTAGAGATTATCTCACTAATCATCGCAGTAATGTAGATGTTGGTCTCAGAGAAAGACTGAGAGTATAGTAAAAGAAGATAATATTGGACAATCCGCAGCCGAGCTTCCTAATAAGGAAGAAGGTTCAACGACTAGTCGTAAGACGTAGGTTTAAATTTATTCAAATCGAAGCACCTTGCATTGTGTTATTACCCAAAAAGATATTACCTTTGTTTCACAGTGTTTTATTGATAATTTAAATTATAAAGATTATGAAAGATTTGTCGAAATTAAAGTTAGTATTTGATGTGTCTAAGATTAAGGTAAGTAGAAAACATAAAAATGCTACTCCTGATGGGTTCAATGGTTATGGTAAAGTTAGAAGTAATCAAAATGTATATTATGGTTATTTTACTCATTTAAAAGATAAAAGTGGTATTTATTGTATCACTTGTGAAGTAAATAATCAAAATTACATTGGTTCTTCTAAAGATATTTATAAACGTGTAGTAAAACATTATAGTAATCTTAGACTAGGTAATCATCCTAATAAACGATTACAAGCTGATTATAATAAATATGGTATAGATAAATTCAAAGTTACCATACTTGAAGAGACTAATGAAAATCTATTTGAAAAAGAAAGAGATTATCAAAAGTCTTATGGTTTATCTAAACTATATAATCTTATGATTAAAGATACTTATCATTCTGATAGTCAACGTTTAGCTTGGGCTACTCAATCTCACGAAACTCATAAAACTAAAGAGTTCCGTGAAAAGATGAGGAAA